AGGACGGCTCGGGCTTGTTGGGGCGAACAAGTTTTCCCATCCAGAAGCCAATTATAATTTCCTTCAGCTTGCCTGCAAGCACCAAGAAATACATCTTTATCATATGTCTTCCAGTCATCAAAACCTTCTGGTTCAATAAACTCCATATTCTTACCGCCATAATTCACATACCTGGTTGATTCCTGAGCAAACGAGCATGGTCGATGCCGCACTAACTCATGGCTGACCCCACGATCACAAATGAATTTTGCCGAGTAGCGGTGAAGCTCCTTGGGGATTTCGTCATGGGAGCAGACTTCCCAAGATGAATGCATCGCTACCATACTTTGATTAAACAACTTTCCATATATTTTCACAAATGGGACAAGCACTGCAGCGTACCTAATCTCCATGGTTATTTGCGCCCATGCTGTTAAACTACCGCCTACATAAATAAAGTCTTTCCATACTTTGACATTAATATATTTTCCTAACTGTTCTGTCATCAATGCAATATATGTAGGAGTGAAACTGTTGTTAGTTCGCACCACAAAATTTGAGTGCTCAACCATAGCCAGATGCCCAGCCTTGCTCAGCTTCCGAACAAATCCCTTGGCACTATCTTCAGTGATCTTGTCTTCTGACTTGTAGCAAGTTCTGCCGGCCATCTCGATAAACTTAAGAGCGGCATTATATTCTGTCGGTACTTCTCCAAAATATTCAACGCTTGGTTTGATTATTTTCATAATTTCATTCTCCATCATCATGAGCCAAGGCTGCTATCAAATCATTATGCAAATCCTCTTTGGAATCAATTGTACAGTCTTTTGATTTATTCCTTAATTGCACTTGTATCTCAGATAGAACTTGTATCTGATAATTAAGCTGCTTTATCTTTTCATTAATAGCAATTATACTAGCCTCTGTTAGATCTTTAGTAAGAAACTCTCGAAGCAATGGAGCATTAATACCAGCTTTGTCAAGTGTTTTCAGATGTGATTTCATTATTTGTTCCTTCAACTATTTTAATACAATCTTTAATTGCTTGTACAGTGGCTGCTGCTGTAACTCCATCAGGAATTATTACGTTGGCTGCATCTCTAGTTGGCTCCGCTTCCCGAGAAAGTAAGAAGGCTTGAAGTTTTTGCAGCACTATAGTTTTGAATATCATTGACATTATTTTATATTCATCATAATGAAAGAATTAATTACTGCTAATATCCAAAGTAAATATCCATGGTATGAAATAAATCGTGGAAGATCTTTTGATGAAAGTGTTAAAAAATTAAATCCTATTGCATATAGATTAGTTATAAACACAAGAAGCATTTCATTACTCATTTATGTGACCTCCAGTATTTTATTACACCCTCCAGGTGTAGTTAATCACTTCAGCTAATGCATGGAACTTCTGGTTCAACAGAATTGCCAGTTTTAATCACAGTTTGTTTTGCAGACTTAGGAAAACCTTTAACAATTTTCTTCTCTGTTATACTACCAAGTGTAATATTCAATCGCTTGACCATTCCAGCCAGCCAGTCTCCGTGAGATTTGAATTGTAATAATTCGCACTCATCTAGAGCATTCTGTAGATCTAATTCAGTTAGTTTCTTCATAAATTTATTCACTTAGACTCTGTTACTAATTGCCATGATCGAACAGTTGCTTTAGCTCCACGTCTGGTTTTAAGTTTTAATTTATCACATCTTCCAGTATGGAAAACAACTAATTCTGACGCACGTTTTTCAGTTGCACAAGTAGATGCAACATAATGCATACCTTTTCCCCATTGGATAGTGATTATGAATTTTTGAATTTCTATAAATATCCTTATTCATGCATAATGATTTTATTCAATTCTTGTTCTTCTTCAGCTAACTTTGTATAAAGCATCCCTGCATAGTGTGCAATCTTTAGCAGGTCAAGCCTCTGTTGGCCTTCACGAGAGTTTTTTCCATACCTATTGAGGTATTTTTTCATCTGAGTGATAAAGTCAGCTTCGCTAAATTCTGAACATTGATCTGATCCTTTATCTCCGTATTGCGGAACAGTATAAGATTCAATATGATTGAATACTCTTTTACTAAACTTTAACCATTCTGATGCACGTAATGAAGGACCAGTGTCATAATCTTCTTCTGAGGGACAAGGATCAATTTGCATAGTTAAGCTCCATTATTATGTTTTTCTATTTTTGCTACAATCTCTTTCAATCCTTTTTCAATTCTGTAAAGCCTTTCAAGTTCATCAGCAGCTTGTAATCTTGCTGTGCGTAATTCAAGTTCATCAATACCATAAGGGTTACGTAGATAAGATAGCATTATATTTTTATCCATAGTCATATTAACCCTCTAGATTAGGAATAACAATTCCTCGATTCACCAACTCAAAAAAGCATCGCTTGGTTGCAGTTATGTCTGCATACGCATCATGTGCTCCATCAAAGCATTCACCAAATAAGTGCTCGTGCAACTCGGTTAGCTTTGGCCATTTTGCACGTCCAGCCTTGTTCTTTAGGCCACACATTTTTACCACATTCTTATCTTTCATGGTACAATGGTTTGGCAGATCAAGATAAAATGCACTTCTCGCCAGGTCAGATAATTCTTCCAGGTTGCGTTCCATCATCTGGTAAACATAGTTCCAATCAAAAGCAAAGTTATGACAGACAACTAGGTCAGCTTCTCGGAGCATTAGGCCAAATCTTTCTGCTGCCTCAAGTTCTTCAATGCCTTCTTGGTCGGCTCGTTCAATGGTGATGCCATGAACCTCTTGAGCATAATAATTCATTGACCGGCCATTACTTTTGATGATGACATTCATTTGATCAAATTCTTCTTCTTGGCTGGCAAGAATTGCTCCGATCTGTACTGTCCAGGCTTGCTCGGGATCATTGGCAGAAAGAGCTTTTTTAATAAAGTCAGATGTTTCAGTGTCGAAAAAGAGTACTTTTGTAGCTGGTGTCATTCAGTTTTTCTCCATTTGATTTTTAATAACATTTCTGTCCATCAATCTAAAGACTGTTCTATCAAGATACGTTGGGTCACGAAGCTTTTGTTGCTTACGAATTGTGGTATATCTGCAAGTTGTAGCAGAATTCTCTGCTTTGAGTATCCCAGATTGCTCAGCCATTTCAACATAGCCTCGTAGCTGAGGTATGTTGTCTACATCCAGGTGAAAGTTCCTAACCAGTTCTGTCCACTCAAAAGATTCGTGATTATCAATGAATGACAGTATCTTGGCATAGATGTTAGCTTGACTGGACAATCCAAGTCCATAGAAAGCGTTTGGCATTTCAAGTTCTGTAGCTTGCATTATTGCCAAAGCTTGCTCGAAATGTTCAGCCGTGATAATCATGTCGTCAGACTCGGCAGCAGCTACAAGCATGCAGACCTTATTCAAATGAAGTGGCCGCCTGTGATTATAGCCGAGAAATCGCTCTGATGGCACACCTGACTCGTCATAATCTTGCTCATACCAACGAACATAAGTCTTGAGAAAATCCTTACTTAATGTGAACTGTCCAGATAAGTTTGCAATCTCTTGCAGGTCGTTTTCTAATCTTTTTTGTGTATCTTCCTCCTCTTCAGTTAAAAACTGCAAGGCTCTTCTTTGCTTTGGACCCTGGCCAACTACGAAAATAATCCGAGAGATTAGACCACCACCAACTGCATCTTGACTCAGTTTAGATTGCAAAAGACTAGGAGTTATGCAACCAAAAAGCGTTAGCCAACAATTGGATATGTCTTCAGTCTTTCTTGCTAAGGTTTTATACTTCCAAGTATCTGCACAATCGAACAGATCGGTTAGGGATGCTAGGAGCATCTGATCTCTGTCGTTCAAGAAGACTTGAAATTCTTCTGACCAGATTGATACGCTCTTATGCTTGCGAGTAAGCCCAGCATGGTCAACATAAGTATCTTCGCTGTCCATGAGTTCTCTATAGAGTGCCTGGGTTGATCCTAGAGAATCTGCACCGATATTAACGTCTAGTTTTTGTACAAAGCTCTTTGCAATTTTCATGGCTGTGCCTTTCCGACCTCCAGGAGGTCCGACTAGGGAAACGAATAAATTAGGATAAACATAGCCTCGTAGTGCTCCCCAGTTACAATAGCACTTTCTTCGCAAGGCAGAAGCTATTGCAGTCAGTCCGCTCCAAAGATGATATAGTTCTGGAGGCTCTGTTCGCTGTGTGTACTTCATATAGTGAGCTAACCAATTATCTAATTGCCTCGACATGAAAAGGTTCCTTGAATAGCGACATACGATTGTTGAATGGGCTTTCCCATTTTATTGGCTCTGTAAAGTAATATTTTATTTATTTTGATCTTAACTTTCTACTTTTTAAGTATAAATTAATATTAAAATAATTATCTACTTCTTCATCTATCCAAAAATCAGTAACTTCTAATCCACCTAATTTTTCCATAAGAGGAATAGTTAATCTTATACTTCCTTTTTCATTTCTATAAACTCTTTGATTTTTATTCAAAGTAAAATCAGATAATAATTCTTCTGAATAATATGATATAACATTATCAATTCCACTCATGGTTGGAAGAATTATTATATAATTTCCACCAACTGTTCTACATAACTCTGACATTAATTTTAATTGATAATAAATTCTATCTTTATTCATTATTAGAATCCTATTTTAGAAATTGCTTTATCACATTCTTCTTGAGTAAACTTACTGATTTCAGCCGTGTTGCCAGCCCATTGGGTGCCGATCTTGGCATCCAAGCCAATAGTGAAACTTTTTCCTTTGTAAGTAAATGTATGTGTCAGATGATCTTTAATGATAAGAAGGATCTGAGGTAAGTTTGCTATTTGGCTTTTGTGAAACCTGAATACAAACGAGTCGTGAACAGTTGTCATGCAACGAATGTCAAATCCATCTTTGCCCAGCCTGGGATCGTTGACTACTTTAATCATTCCACGATTGAGCAACTCTGCGACTGTTGATTGAGGCTTGTAGCTATAGGCATTTCTGAATAGTGCTGCATTCATTTCACCTAAAAACCTGCGAGGCCGACCAAATAAGTTGTAGAGAACCCTGTTCTTTTGAACCTCTTCTTCGATTGATCTATGCCAGCGTTTCAAGCCAGGAAATCTGTCAGAATAATTATCAAGTAATCTCTTGCACTCTGACTGAGACATAAAAACTTCTTCTTTAGCAAGATTGTCAGAGAAAGTCTGTGGCCCCATGCTGTAATTGGCTGCATGAACTACTTTTTTGCCTATGTAACGCATTGTAGATTTCTGATCAGCTTTTTTATTCTTTGCCTCATAAATAACGTCTTCAATTGGAACATTAAATATTTTGCTAGCATTAAAACTGTGAACATCTATGCCAGACTCGAATGACTGAATCATGTTGGCATCTTGAGTTAGGTATGCAACTACATGAGCCTCTGCCTTTGCAAGATCACACTCACACATAATCCAATCTGGATCAGCAATGAGATAATACTTAAACATATAAGGCTGGTTTTGCAGATTTGTTCCTGTGCCTTGATAAGTTTTTTCAGTAGAAATACGTCCTGAAACTGTGCCAGTTATTTTATGATTACATCTAAGTTTATCATCTTCATCTACAGTAACATTAAAATAAGTAGATAAAAGTTTTTGATATCCTCGCATTTTAATAATAAGTCTAGCTTCTTCAGATCCTTTAATTCCTTTCTTTGCTATCCTATGCATTGCTACAGCATCACAAGAGATAGCTCCAGTTTTGCGATTCACGTATGGCTTGATCATACAAAGGCCGTAGAAATAAGCGATCATCTGCTTCGATGAACCTTGATTAAGTTCTTTACCAGTTAATTTATTTAACTTATATTGAAGAAGTCTAAGTATTCTTTCAAGGGCTTTTTTTCTTTTACTAATCCCTTTCTGATCAGTCAGGATGCCATTGAATTCCATTTCTATTAATGGCTTATGGAGGTTCATTGTATAATCCATAGCATCCATAGAATCAAATTCGCCTAACTCTTCAAGGAGCTTTTCAGTTATTGGCAATAAGTATGCTGAGTCTTTGGCATTATATGTCCAGTATTGTGGCCAGTTCTTGATAGCCTTAAGGTGAGATTGCTTTCCTTCGTCTTTGTAATAGGGATAGTAGGTGTATGTTGAAGTCAGGTAATCAAGTCCTTTTGGAAGTTCCGTATAACATATATGCTGGGCAAGCATTGTATCAAAATAAAAGTTATCTGTTTTAATCATCATGGTGCGGAAAGTAAACATGATATCGAACATTCCATTTTGACAAATCTTGCCGATTGCTTCATTGTTAAGTATTTCAGCTAAGCCAGTCCAGATTTTTATCTCTTCTCCTGTTGTCCAATAATTGCCCTGGTTGTTCATTAGAGGAACAGACATGGATAGAATCTTGTTATCGTGATATACAGCCAATGAATAGCAGGTAATAAATTCTGGCGTAGCCTCGATGTCAAAGGCTACATATTGCTTTGTCTTAATCAATGCGTAGAACTGCATGATTTCTTCAAAGCTAGGCTTGATTTTTATTTCCACATTATCAGTAAGCAATTCTGGATCTTCAATAATCCGCAAGGCTTTCGTGAAGTCTGCAATCATTGTATAAAAGTGGATTGGCTGCCCGTATGGGAGGGTGAAAGATGGGTGGTAAGACAAACCTATTATTTTGCCAGCCAGTTTTTCTTTTAAATGTGGGAAGTCTTCAGCATGGTAGAATGAACCACGATATTTTGTAATTGAATCGAACTTAGGCTCATCTAGCAATAACCTCATTGGAGTTGCACCGAGCAACATTATGATTTTGCCTGGAAATTGAGCAAGCTCGTCAATTAGTGCTGCTTGCAACTTGCTCCAGTCTGGATGCCGATAGCCTTTATCAGTCCATAAGACAGCGGTATTGTTTTTGGGGAACTTAGCTTTGCAAGCATTAGTGAGATAGATTTTATATCTTGCTAGTCTGACTGCTGCGCAGATGCGATTAAGCTGAGAGCCTGTTGGACCTACGAAAGGTTCATTCTTCAGGACTTCGATTTCGCCTGGAGCTTCGCCAACCATAGCAATCTCAGCCGTGAGTATGTTGTCAGTTGGAGCGCACTCTACAGCTAATGCATTGAAAGAACCTTCTTTCTGCGGTGATGCTGTAGTTGATATGCTAGGGATTATCATGACTGATCCTTAGTTAGCTCAATTATTAATTCGTTTATTTTTTCTTGTGAATCATAACCTAAATCTGCAAGATAATCTATAACATTTTGTGGTAATATTAGTTTAGTAGGTTTGATTGATATAAGTTTATTAGACTTACTAATTTTTTCTATAACTTTCTTTAAGGATTCTTCAAATAGATTTTCCATTTGTACAGGAGTTCCATTGTTAGCACCTGTCATGTTTATTCTCCTCGTTCTCTAGATTCTAATTCTTCATCTAAAGTGTTGATAAATGTATCTAAAGTCATATTAGTTCTCTTTCTAGGATCTCGTTTTATTTCAAATAAGATTTTTGAAATATCATTATTTATTTGTTCTAAGAATTGATATCCAAATTTATTAAGAACAGATCTGAGCTCTGATTTTTTCATATCCTATCCTTAGTCAATGCTCCTGGATTCGGAGCCTTTATTTCCTGCTTACAATCTAAGCAAAGATAAGAACGAACTCGAATAACATTTGCACTGATGATGTTGATAGCAAAGTTATAATTTGGCTCATTCTTATAGCCGTTCGGCCAGCTCTTGGATGCAAAACCTATTTCGAGTGGCACGATGTTTTTATGTAGGCAACAGTTAGAGCCAGGCGTGATAGGAGCTTTCTGTTCAGATAGTTGGCCTACTTTATATTTTGTCATAATAAATCCTGTTTACTTCTTGTATTTAGACCAAGGAAGTAATTCAATAACTAACTCATTAAAGGATTTCCAATAAGGCCAATCTTTATCTATACTCATATATGTAATTGAAGCAGTTATAATAAGTATAGCTATAATAAAAGGCATAAATATTAGTCTTAATAAAAACATAATTATATATTTTATAATCATAATCCCTCCACTTCGGCAGTTATTCCAAGATAATTCTCAAGTCTCTGATAAAATTCCGGGATATACTTCTGGCTCTTATCACAACCAACTGGCATCATTTTTTCTTTGGCCGCGCTGATCAAGCAGTTGCCAGAACCAGCAAAGAGGCTCATAAATAAGGTTCCAGGTTTACCTAAGGCTTTTAAGAAATGATCATAAAGTTCAATCGGTTTTTCCCATTGGTGAATACGTTGACTTGAACTGACTGTACTTATGTTAATTGAAGACGACAAGCTAGGAGTATTGAACTGTGCATTTCCCTTACGCAGGAGCAAAAACATTTCCCAATTGCTAACCATGTTTGTCTTCGGCTTATTGGTACTGCCACCAACTTTGTTCCATGAACCAGGAGATTGAACTCCAAAGCCGATTTCTCGTGCAATATTGTTGATTTGTATAAAATGTTCTTTACCTGTCCAGACTAAAGCCCAACTACAGTCAAGCATCTTCTCATAGACTAACGGAAGATAATTGAAGTAGAAGTCATAAAGCTCTTTCTCATCCCAGTCTTGTGCTTTGCATTCGATCTTATTCGTTTTACCATAGTTGTCATTAAAATCAATTGCATATGGCGGATCAAGTTCTACCATTCCCACAGAGTTACTTGGAATCTTATCGAGGAAAGTCTTGTAGTTTTCAGCTACATAAATTACTTGGATGTTAGATCGGATTGGTTCTTGTTCATCGTTAAGGTCTTGATCATCTTCATCAAAATCATCAAGTTTTTTCTTGGCTTGCTTGGTTTTCTCAAATACATTTTGAGTTACCGTATTCTTTATAGGAGCCGTCATAACTCCGCTTTGTAATGCAACCAAGCGTTCCTTTTCTGTATCGGTAAAGCTACCCATTCGCTGAAGTGCCTTAGCTTGTTCACCAAGAGCTTTGTATGCTTCTTTAGCTCGGCCTTTAGTAGACTGTTCTTTCAAGATTGGAAAGACTTTAAGAGCCTCAGCGAAAGCAAGGTCAGTAGATAAGCCACCAAGACTGCACTTGAGCCTCTTGGCTGTTTCTCTGTAGCCCCAAGATTTGCCTTCCTTGATTGCTGATTCTACCCAATAGTTGTGAAGTTTATACTTGAGATCAATTTCCTCATGCCACAGAAATTCCTTACGGTCCATATTACTAAGAAGTTCGATCAAGAAATGATCGTCTTCAGTAATACCGTCGAATACTCGGACTTCAATTGTTTCCCTACCAAGCTTTTTAAAGGCTTCGATGCGATGCAAACCGTCAATTAAGACGTTGTTTGAATCTATGAGGATCGCATGAAGCTGGCCAACCATCGAGATTGAATCAGCTAAACTTGATATGTCACCTACTGTTGTGCGAGCACGATCTTTGATAATAATGTCGGAAATATTACGTTTTTCTATTTGAAAAAGTTGCATGATTTAACCTTTAACTTTATCTTTAATTAATTTTTATATACTCTTACCTGTAAATTCAGAAAATTGTAAATCTGATATTTGTGGATTAATTAATCCTTCTGCTTCAGCCCATGAAAGCATATCTCTAAGACTTCTTGTACTTGAAAATATTCTACTTATCTTATGCTGTTTCCATTCATCAGGACCAATTTGAATAGCCTGACTTAATGTAACTACAATTTCTCTGTCTATCATCATAAGCCTCAGTTTAAATTTTGAAACTGCCTTTTTATTAACTCTATTTGATCTGCTGAAAGTTTACCAAGCAAGTCTGTTGCATTCTTGGTAGGATCCGCCAGCATCTTCTTGCCGCGCTTTGTTCCAGAGTTCTTAGAAATATTTTTCATAGCAGACTTAGTGATCTTTTGAGACTTAACAAGTGCTGCGTTCAGCGCAGAGGTTCGCATAGTCCGAACGCGTTCAATTAGTCTGGCTTGCTCAGGATAAGACATTTCTAAGAATGATCGGCAGTAAATACGATCCATTAGTGGCATAGTTAAACCTCACCATCATCTTTATTATTTTGCCAGTCTCTTTTTAAAACCTGCTGAATAGTTGTATTTATAGCATCAGATACATCTATTTTATTTAAAGTCATTAATTGAGAGCCATAAATGAAAACATCACCAAAGCCATCAGCAAGAAGATCTTTATTAATTCCATTCTTACCTTCACGAATACCTTGAGTGCCTTTAAGAACTGTATGAGCTATTTCACCAATCTCTTCACACATACCTAAAGTCATTTGCAGATTGCAGATCATTAGTACTAAATCTTCTTTACTTAAAGCAAATAATTCTGATGAAGGAAAATTCCTAGCTTGCCAATATGCTAATTCTGTTTGTTTTGAATTTATTACATTATCTATAGACATAATTATTCCTCTATGCCTGGCAAAGTTAATGCTTTTCCTTTATACATATAATCAAGAACCTCATTCAGCTTTCCACCATTAATTATGCTTTTCAGCGAAAGGAATATTTGCCTGAACAGTTTTGTTTGCTGCCCATGATGAAAGTGTTCCTGGACTTGTTCGTACAAGTCTTTGTCTATTCGTGCAGTTACTTTACATTCTTCTTTAAGCATTTTGTTCACCGTAAAAGGTTAAAAAGTTGTTCCTCAGTTATTTGAGGGATGTTGTAACGAGTTGCCTTTTCGATCTTAGTTCTGCCTGGATCATCTCCGACGATCAGATAGTTTGTTTCTCTCGTTACTCCAGATGAAAATTCATATCCGTAACCGTTCAGAATTTCTATCATAGTTTCTCGTGACTGGCTCAACGATCCGGTAATGCAATAAATTGCTTTTGCTTCACTAGGGAGTTGCGCGAAAGAGAAATTTTTCATTTCCTTAATTGCTTCTGTATAAATAGTTGCAGCAGTAATAAAGCTGCGTTTAGCATTATCAGTTATGTGAATATTAATCTGTCCAGTTTTTAAATATTGACAAAGCCGCAGAGATGATTTATATGCTAAGCCTGGAAGACCTAAACCTGCGACGAAGTGTGCCATTGTGCATTGATTATTCATTGAAAATACTTGTTCAGCGATGTTGCTATAAATTGTTACTCCGATTGTATTTATTATGTCTGGCACAAGGTCGTAGCTAAGAGGATCAAGAAGTGCCCAAGGCTTGGTTGAAAGAACTGAATAACATTTTTCATTCTGAAGTAGCTTTTCTATAATGCCTTCGCCAACTCCGTCGATTTTTATACCTTTCTGAGAGTAGAAGTAAGCAATGGAAACGATTGATTTTGCTATACATTTAGCTCCATTACAGACAAGATGTACTCCTTCCCATTGAAGAATATTATTACATTTTGGACAGTTAGTAGGAAGAAAATTTCTTCTATACTCATTAGGAATATCATTTTGAACTACTAAAATCTTTGGAATTATTTCTCCTGCTTTACCTACTAATATTGTAGAATCAGGCATAATCTTTCTGTCTTTAATCCACTGAGCATTATTACCTGTTACTCTATTATTTGTAGTTCCACAAAGTTCAATCGGCTCATAGATAACTGTTGGCACAGCTCTACCTAAGCGAGATATGTTCCATTCAATATTGGTAACTTTTGTTTCTTTAACTTGGATTGGTGGCTTCCAAGCTATGCTCCAGTTATTGGTCTGTCCATTATTACCTGCAACCAGCCGCACTTTTTCATCAGCCACCTTAATCATAAGTCCATCCATCGGATAGATCTTTGACCATTTGTTATATGTCTCAAGCAGAAAATCTCCCATAGCTTCTAAGCTACCGGAGTAGTTATATTCTTCAAATAGGTTGCCATGATTATGTGGAATGGCTGTCATCAGGGCAGAAGGCTTGTCATATTTGCGGTCTAGCCAGCCAGCAACTACATTTCTTGGATTTGCTCCATAATCTGAATTCCACTCACTTAGTAGGATAAGAATCTCAACTGCTTGAAAGTGCCGAAGATGAAATGGAAACGTAATATATGGCATTAAGTGAGTTATATCTCGTCCACATCTGCCGTCACCTTCAAGAGTAATGTTTACTCCGGTATCTGTAAGAGTTATAACTGCTGCACAACCATCGTATTTGGGTTCGATCCGTAATTTATAAGATCCAAACCTTGTAAGGAATGGCTTAAGGTCGAGCATGTTGAATGCTTTGTTAGTTCCGTAGATGGGGTGCTTGTGCCAGGTTTTGCCCGTTAAAGCAGCCCGACCTTGTGCAGTATGGTAAAGGATATTGTTATGTGGGTCTATAGCATAAAGTTGTTGCCATAACAGATCATATTCAGAATCTGTCATGAATGGTATGCCAGAAGCATAAGCCATGTTTGCTTGAGAGATTTCTTTTATGAGTTGTTCATGATTCATAGGTAGCCTCTCTATTATAGTCCAACTAAAGCTCTAGCACAACGATCTGAACAAACAGGATACCTTGACATAAATATAGCATCTTCTTCTTTAACTGCAATACTACATTCAGCACAAATACAGATTCCACCAAATTCTATATATTCTCCACTTCCTTTTGATGGAAATTGATCTTTCGTTGGATCTATTATCTTTCCAGTCTTATCTTCACACCACCAATGTTCTTGCTCACCCCATATTGGACAATAGTAATGTTCTCGAACTAATCTAAGACTTGGATCTTTTTTAATTAAAGCTTCTGAAAATTCTTTACATTTACCACGATATTTTTCATAATCAGATTGCTCACCCATGATAATTCTCCTTTGTGAGATATTTATCTTTGCTAAACATTAATATTTTAGCAGATTAATTCTTAGTAAAGATAATATCAACCTTTATTAATAAGTTGCCATGGATCTTGAATCCATTCTGTCCTTATTGGTCCGAATCGATAATAAACAATAATCTGTTTCAATCCGCAAACAGAGCAGGTTCTGTGAAAATTATCTGAAGAAGCCCATTGATGCTTACAATTCTTTCTCTTCCGTTTTAATAACCAATCATTTAATGTTTTAATTAGTTTCATTAGTAATATTTATTTAGTAAGATAAATAAAAACAAGACATGAGAGGCATTGGTATTATACCTCTCATGTTCTTAGCTCTGAGTCCAGTATCTTATGTCTGGTAACTACGAGCTATAGCATTACACAAATGCTACTTTAGGTATAATCCTAACCATAGGCCAGATCTATGTGGATTATTAGATTCATACATTCAATTGTAAGTTGCTGTTCACTTACTTGCGAACCATTCAACAGTTCGTTCATAAGTGAACAGCAAGTTTTATTTATTCCGATATCTTGTAGGCGTCACATCAACGCCTCGTTCAGAATGACATTGTTCCGGCAATGCCAGACCTAGCTAACTGAAAGTGGTAACTAGACTCTAATATCGAATTAAACTTGATCATAAAGCTCCGTTATTAAACTACACGAGCAATTTCATTCCTTGGCTGACCAACCTTGATCGGATTACCATCATCATCTGTCGACATGCCATCATTAAAACTGAGTTCAGCCGTAAAATTGAGGCCGACCAGATCAGATTCGTCGGTTTCCTGGTCTGGATCAAGTCCAAGTGCACGGAGAAAATCTTTTACCATCCGCCACATGAGGTTATTCTTTTCTTCATCGTCACCCTGATAATCTTTGTAGTTACCATACCAGAGAGTGTGAAAGATAGTTGATGCGTTATCTTCTCCGTCGATATTAATAATCAGCTGACAACCATACCTGCCAGTGCGCTGAGACTTGGTCTCTTTGACCTTAGAGATGGTGAGGTCATATTCGCCAGCTTCAACAGGTGCTTTGTCAGGAATTTCGGACAGATTAGGAATCATAGACATGAGTAAATCTCCTTTAAATAAGTTTAGTGTAATGCGTGACCAAAGAACTATTCTTCGATCAAAAGTTGGTAAGGTTTGGTTTGATTGATAGTTTTCGTTTTAGTTTTGGTGTTTTATATTCTCCTTTTTATTCGTTAGTCTTAACTGCCATTGCAGCCTCGAAATGCTTTGTAAAGTTGTTTAAGAAATAATTTTTCTTCCGAATCAAATCTTCTACTTCTTTCTCTTTAGATGCAATTTCACGATCCATTTTGGTAATAATATCACCTTTATTAAAAATAAGGTCTGATTCACGACATGGAGCAATGTCAACTTCTTTTGAATCACTATTAAAGTAGACAAACTTAATCGTTGCTTCGTTGTAGCCAATTTTAAGATATGCAACAGTGATAGTTGGTAAATCTTTGAAATTATCAAAGCCTACAATGATGCCTGGACATACAATTTTATCAGAATATTCTTTTATTAAAACATTTACTTTATCTCCGATTTTATATTCAGAAATAATCTTCGCGCTACTCATATCAACTTCAAACTTCACACCATTAATTTCCACGATTTGCTTTTCCATAATTAAAACTCCTTTAATTAAGCTGAGATGGATTGTGGAATGACTGTTTTGCCTGCCAAATAGGCTGCTGCCAATTGATCCATTGAAATTCCTTCAACTTTTGGCATATCAAACACACGAGACTTTGCTTCAAATGCAAGTTTTTCAGTAAAGAAGATTTGTCGTTTCGTTCCTTGTGTCGTCAGCAAGTAGGCTTCGTCAAAATCAGCAGCTAGTAACTGCCTGAACTGCCCATTTACTGCGGGATATCTTGCAACTACTTCTTGATCAGAATTCATAAGCGTATGCAAATGGACTGTGACTGCAACTGCACAAGGCAATTCCTGGAGTGAGCTAACTAAAGTGCTCATCCAATTCAAGAGTTGGCCCCAATGAGCAGGTGCCATGCCCATCTTCATGTCGATCTTTTTACCTATGCCGCTTGGAGTAATACCAGACTTCTTTTCAATTTCATGGATTGCTTTCTTGTTAGCATTTGTCAGAGAGTCGAGAACTAACATGCCTGACTGTTCCTTCAGCCACTGGAACAGACCATTTTTTTCATCCTCCTGGAATGTCCGCCAAAAATCAGAGAAGAGCAAAGAGTCAGCTGAGAAATTATCAATTGTGATATCGTTCCTTTTGGATGCTATTTTCTCTATTGTCTTTTCTCCTCCCTTATCAAACATATAATAATGAAGCGGTCCCTTGGTGTAGGTTGCTGTGAAGTGAGTTTTGCCAGAACCTGAATTACCAGTCAAGAGGAATTTAAGATTAAAGATTCGTTGCTTTTCAGTTAGCTTTGTCTTGTTGAAATTTGGTACTGTAGCTACTTGTGGATTCATTTAAAACTCCTTTAAATAAAATAATTATGCCTTCTTATAATCCAAAACCAGCTTAACAAGTTCAGGATCAACCTCTATGATTTTAATTAACTGTTTCAAAGTCTCAGTTAGTTTTTCCAGTTGCCAATTGTCAATCTTTGTAAGTTTTTCATCAACAGCAGAGAGTTTTTCCATATGAGTTTTGATACTCTCAGAAGTGGAAAGCATCTTATCTTTGAAACGCTTTTCTGTAGCTGAAAATTTCTTTTCAATCTCTGCATACTTAGTCTCTGCTTCCTCAGAAATAGTTGAGAGAATTTCATATGCTTTATCAGCATGAGCTTTTGCTAGAACAGCCATGTCGTCCATGTTTTCAATACTAGTTTGAATTTCTCGTTTCTGTGCCTCGGCAATAGTTAGGAGAAGTTTATCTGGATCAAGAACAGCAGCTTCTGTTTTGAGATGATCAATAAGACTTTGAGAAAGTTCACAATCTACCAGTTTGTCATCAGCAAGATTGCTCTTAATCTTAATAGCTTCTTTACCTCTCCAGGATGAACCTGCTTCGATTGTGTAAACTAATTCAAATGTTTTCATTTAAAACTCCTTTAAATGATAGTAATAAAAAAGGGGGTGCATGAGGTCTACCAATTATAATTATCAGTAAATACTACCACTAAAATAATAATTGCTGCAATTGCCATAGTAATGTAAAATCCTTTTGCAGTGCCTGGAAATAACATAGTTACACCTCCAGCAATTTTAATTTATTTTGACAAATAGCAAGAACAAGTTTTGTTTATATAATCATGAATAACTTCTGTTACAAAATATTTATCATTAACAAAAATAATTTGTTCTTGTATTTTAGGAATCCATTGAAAACAAATTATCTCAGCAATAATAGATCCATTATAAAAAAATCTCAAACAATCTTTTCCATATTCTGAAGAATGATCTAATTTAATCATTGTTGAATCATTTGAATAATGGCTCATATTACACCTCACTATCAGATTGATAAGTTATCATTCCTAATAATTCTTTTTCATCCTTAGTAAGTTTAGCATTTATACTTGCTAATTGTGTTTGAACTTCGTATGATGTTCCCCAAGTTTTACATTCTGCAACAAATGATTTAAAAAAATCACTTTGCACATCATCACCTTCATTAGCTAATACAGCTGCTATATATTTCCAATTAATTTCTGTAATTATACCATGTTTCATAATTACACCTCACCCAACCTTTGCTTAGTGTTTGCCTCGTGTAATTCCGGATCCCATTCAGAGAAATGAAATCCCTGAGGAGCTTTATCAAGCCACATTAATGGATTATTCCGAATTTTGCATATATCATAATATGGGCAGGTAGAAGAAAATGAAGTACATGAATATCCAGGGTTGCGATGAAAAGATTGTAATGTATCAGTTCGATCATGACAAGTAACCTTGTCGTTTTCAAGCAAAACTAGGTTCTTTTGAATCTCTGTTGCATAATGACATAGATCAGATAAAAAATGCTCAATAGATGCAGATCGTTTGTTAATCGTAATCGGGATGAAGTCAATCTTGGATTTCTGACACAAAGCTATGCGATAAGTAATGGTTGGAATTTTATCATAATATATCCGTCCAGCGGTTAAGTAACCGTCAGATTGATATGACATTTCGTAAGATTGTGAGGTCGTAGCATAGAGAGCTTTCGTAGTTTTGTGATCCAACACATCTACGCTATCACGACCATTTGAAAATACTAAATCTAGTCTGCCAACATAATTGGGAAGATGCGAACCATTGATAGAAAGATCAATTGAGAATGGTGCTTCAACAGCGAGGATTGAACGCTCGTGAACGTCAGCCTTAAGAAAGCGGTCCCAATAACCCTTATACATATTAGCTGCATGTCCTGGGCTCTTGGGGAAGATTGCATCTTCATTTTTCCAGAAAGGCTCGCCGTCGAGCTTCCAGAGTTTGTTAAACGCCTTGATGGAGATTTCAGTTACTTCGATAACATTAAGAGATGGGTTTTTAAGTAATTCGTTGTAAGCAGCCTCAAGGCCATAATGCCAACAGGAGCCAAAGACTAAATGGATGGACTGTCCAGCTGGTTTGAGATGCATTACATACTGGAAGAGAAACTTGCGTGGACATAACTGATAAGTGAATAATGCACTATAGTCTATTTTTTCGTAAAAATTCATTTGAGAAATCCTCTCGTTGAATCTTACTAAGAAGCCGATTCCAACATCGTCATGCTGGCGATACCTGTCAATTCAGGTCGAATGGTGCGCATGGACTTGCTATCCAATGCGTTTCCGGCAGTAAGAGTTAAAAAGTAGTGGGCAGGATTTGAACCTGCAATTGAATAGCCTTTACCCTCGATTACACTATTCGCTCTGTGTCCGGCCATAGAAACATGGGCTAGGTTTACTTATGGACACAATCGGCTGCGTCTACCATTTTTTATTTCGCCACCACTACTAATATAAGCAAATAAGAAATGTCGGGCTTCCACCGACCCCCACTTCGCTTTAACGTATGCGTGTCCTATACGACTTGTCTTTCCAAGTTGTCAGGCAAGCTTACCGATTGTTGAACTGCGCCAGAACTGCATCACGAACTTCCGGAGGCAGATTACCAAGAGCTTCCAGAGCTTTCTCCTCGGGAGTCTTAGTAATGCGAAGAGTCGGCTTCCAGTCGCTGAAGTCTTCAGCTGTGATGGCTTCGTCAGTATTGCTGAACTCGTTATTGTCATCTTTTTCTTCCAGTTTGCGCCGAATAACTGCGCGGAAAGAAACCTTCAGCTGGTTCTTGATCATGTTCACGGTAAGATCCTCACCGAGCGCCTGTACCATTTCTTCGATAGTTCCGAGGTTCAATACTGCCGGCTCAGTTACGGTGATTTCACGAGATGCCTGGTTGCTAACTACTTTGATCATGCTCATTTTTGATTCTCCTAATTAGTGGGTTTGTAGAATGGGCGACATGCCCGACTTGAAAACGGCTTTTTACGTCCCTTGGTGCTTTCCGGTAAAATCCGGTATTATTCGACCACAATAACAGAAAAAATCGCCCTTGTCAAGCACTCTTTTCACTTTTTTAGCCTTTTTACTATTTCATAAAATCCTTAAATACTTACTCAATTTATAGGTAAATCCAAGTTATTTATCCAAACTTGTAATAACATTTCTATTAGAATAAGGTTGAAAAGCTGCTTGATCAATCGGAGGTGTGGGGTACAATTGATCAATAAGAAGGACAAATAATCCTACGATTATAAAAGATGCTAGAAAGATTAAAGTATTTTTTACAGTATTCATTTTACCCTCCAAATATGTAGTCTAGCTATTCGCATTATTTTTCTATCCTGATCATAAGAGCTTTTACTTTTTCGCGTAAAAAAAGAATTAAGGTTACACAGGCGAGTAAGAAGAGTATGAAGTATTCGAGTAATCTTTCGCACATTATTTCTCCGTACTAATAGTTTGTTTAACCTCATCAAGTGCTTTCGTTTCATTAGTAACATCAATCAGCATGTAAGTTTTGCCTCCTTGCGTTACTTTACAAATGCCTAGTGCGTCAACAGTTACGACTGGCACTAAGTTTGCCCTTTCTTTCAGTTCAGCTATTCTTTTATTCTTTTCTAAGTCAGCTTTAAAAGCAAAAAATATTATAATAGCACTAAAAAGTATACCAATACCTATTATTATTTTATTATTAATGATCATATTTGTATCCTTATTGTCCAAATAGACAAGACTCAGAAGAAGCAAATCCTCCTATCTTTTCAAGAGTTCTATCTACAATACCATTTATTATACCCTTTCTAGCTTCTGTAAACACCAAAGATATTGTGAAGAAGTATCGGCATTTACTAATGTTATTCCTATATCTTTTACACAAGAAACAACCATAGCATCATATGAATTACCACTTGGACTAATGTATTTAATTCTCTTTCCTTCAAACATTTAAGTGCCCCTTTTAATTTAAATTATTTATTAATAATTAATATTCTTTTCCCAACATCTGTAATAAAATAAATCAATTCGTTTGGCCTTTTATTAATGGCATGTTTATGATTCCAGGCATAAAAAGTTTCGTTGCGACCAGTCTGGTAAAGATTCATTCCGAAGAGTTCTGGCAAGAATTTGCGTTTGCTCACAATTGGCTCCGTTATAAAAATTTTTACTTTTGATTAACAATATCTTTCATAACTTTCGATAAAGCATCATGAGTTGAACTCATTTTAATTTCTTCAAGAATATCATTACAAAGTTTTGTATATTCTTTTAAGGCACTACTTCTAGTTTCAGAAGTTAGTGTTTTTATAGTAGATTCTATTGCCTTTTCAATATTCCATTCTAGCCAAGTTTGACCTGAAGATGTACATCCTGAAAGTTTTTTACCAGAATTATCTACAGGAGATAATAATTTTTCATCCATTTGCTTTTTAATATAATCTTCAGGACTTCCAACAAATATTTTCTTTCCCCACTTATCAGTGATTACAACATCTTCATTTAAAAGATTTCGCATTTTATTTTCAATAGTAACTTCAACTGCTGATTGAAGCATTATATTAATTTTATCAGAAATAAATGCTTCTGCGCGTTTTTCAAAATCAGATGTTAATTTATAAATAATAGCATTTTCAATAGCTGTTTCAAATCCGTTTTCTTGTACATCATAAAAATCTAATTCTACTGTTACTTTCATTATAATCTCCTTTTTAGTTATTTATGCTTTAATTTAACTTTTCTTTACATCAAGGTCAAATATTAATTCATAAAAAGAATGAATTGCAGTTCCTATTTCTAATGGAGTTTTTCCCTTCATTAAATCCACAATAACAGCTATGCAGATTTCACAAGATAAGCCTTCTCGATATAGGGTGATTATTTTCTTTAGTTGTCGTTTGTTCATAGGTTAGGCTCCTTTAATATGACAGATCAAAAAGGTCGCTAGAAAGACCATTAAGATCATTTGCTATACGTGTAAATTCTTTTCCAGGATATGCAATAGCTGCACCTATTGATATACGAGATAAGTTAGTAGCTTTCATGCCTTCAAGTTCTGCATAAAGAGCAAAAATTTTTGCTTGTTTCATAAGAACTTTTGCTAACATTTTATGATCCATAATTAGTCTACTTAAAACTTAACATCATTTTCAAGATCATTGATATGCTTACTAACAACTTCTTTAAACATAGTATTAATGTCTTTTCTACTCATTTGATCTACTTGCCATTGTTCATAGGCAACCTTTCGAGCCTTGTCAAATGTGTGTGGCCAGCAAGCTTCACACTTGCTTACATCGAGTTGATGAAGTGCCCTGGATGCGGCTACATACAATATGTTGGTTTCTTCAGTAGTAGGGTTGCCCTGATCGCTGGGAACCTTGAAATCGTTAGCTAGCCTCACTCTAGGATACTCCAGACCTTTTGCTTTATGGGCCGTAGTTATGGTTACGTCGGCTTCGTTTGGATCTTCCACAGTTGACTCTAGAATACTTAATAAGCGTTCCCTGCCATAGAGTTCGATTAATTTTAGGATTGGCTTAATATCTCCGCCCATTGGAGAATTAGCATACTCGACTAGATCGACAAAGTTCTTAAAAAGGAATAAGTCTGGATGATTTGAATATCCCTGGAGTTTGAGCTGAATTATAGAGTTGATAAGATATGTAAGTTGTTGAGTACCTCCCAGGATGTGGACAGAAAGATTCTTATCAAGAGCTTCGATTGTTTCTGCAATAATTCCTTTGTTTGTTCGACAGAGAATGGCATCCACAGCTGGAAGGGGCTCGTAATGGATAGAAGAAACAACATCGTCGTTGCCATGAAATGGCACATAAGCAAACTGATATGGATAATAGCCTGTGATTATAGTGTTTGCCATATTGGCTATGTTTTCACCGAATCGGAAACTTCTAGTAATGTATAGCTTTGCCAAATTCTCGTCTTGCAAGGCATTGACTGCACCTCTCCAACTGTAGATTTGCTGGAAACAGTCTCCAACGAAGATCTTTTGACAACTTTGATTCTTGATTACTTGTGCAATAACTGGGTTGCTATCTTGATATTCGTCAAAGAAGATAAAGTCTTTGTTAATGATTGGGTTTGTTAATGCCCAGATTTTGAGATAAACATCATGAGTTATTGGCATATGCTTATTAACATCAGCCATTTCATTAAATACAAGATTGGCATGGTGAACCAAATCTTCACGCATAATATCCAGGTCTGCATCCTGAAGAATTGTTAATCTTGGCAAATGTTTGTATTGAATAACTTCATCGCTAGAATAACAGTACTTGCGGATCGTATTTAGAATGAGGTATCCTTTGTTGGCTGGACTGTTATATAACTGCCATTCTCCAATGTCGAAAGTATCAGCTAGTTGTTTGCCTGTCAGTTTGCTGAGCTTCTTCTTATATTTGTAACCAATTGCACCGTATGCTAAGGCATGGCCAGTTTTGCACATTATGTTGCTAGAAAACTTGGTTGCAGCTTCTTGAGCGAGAAGTTTGTTGAATGAAATTGATAATCCGTATCCTGACATTTTGCGCGCCATAGCGAGGAGTAAGAATGTTTTGCCACTGCCAGGAGGTGCTTGGATGGCATAATTGTTTCCATCAAGAATGGTATTGACATGCGACTCTTGTTCGGTGGTAAGAGTCTTGCCTTTATATTTCATTACCATAACTTAATCTCCATAATCATAATAATCTGGTTCATCCATCTCAGCATCTGGAACGTCTGCCTCGCAGCAATCAGTTACAGGTGAGCCATAATCAGATGGATAGTGAATGCCAGCTTGGCCATAAGTGCAATGAGTGCCAGAATAACTGAATGAATCGTCTAAGGCAATTATGCGACAGGGATGATTGCAGGCTGGACAAAGAAAGTTAGTTGGTGTCTTATAGTGTGGGAGTTTTTTCATGGTGATTATTTATTATTTAACCAGTCGTTAAACTTCTTTTCACTTCCCACAACATAAGCTTGGTGCTTCATTATATAAAAATTCTATGTATGCTGGCAGCTTTTGAATGTTTTCGTTATCTGCATGGTTAATAGCGCCGCGAAGATCATTTTTAAGAACTGCTGAGAGAAAACCTCCTGGTTTAATGTGCCCCTCAATATAACGCTCCAATCCATACATCATACGTTCAGGGATATAAAAAGTACGAAAAGAATATTGCGCATTCTTAGTGAAGTCCCACATAATAGTGCTCCTTTTAATATTGAACTACTGGTTCTTGTTGCGAGATGGTATGTTGATAATCCATTTCTCCTGCAATGCCGAATAGGATTAAGATGATAAGGGCTGTAAGAAGTTTGAATATTAATTTCATTGTTTTTGGTCCTTTATTATGAGTACTCCTAACTAAAAATACAATTTATATTATTACTGCCATCATAATCTGATTCTACTCTTTTAAATGGGGCTAATTTTCCTGTAGAATTAATTTCATTTAAATCCATTAAAGCAATTTCAAGTTCCCTTTCTACTGAGAAGTCTAAAGATGCTAAGCACCAAGTACCATCTTGTTCAGTTTTAAATCCTTCATCTCTTGGACAAAAACCATCTTCTGTTCTGTCAGATAATGAAAATAAAGATATACCTTTCTGTGGATCAACTACTTTTACAAAAGCCTTTGTTATACTTCCATTCCTGTCAATGTAATCAAATTCAACTCCAAGCATTGTTTTCATATTATCTCTTGTTATCATTTTTATGTCTCCTTTGGTTGTGAGTTCTTTAAAATCTTGCAAGATTATTATTCCAGATCAGTTAAGAGCATTCTCCTGGTTACTTTTGTCTTGCTGAATTTCTGCCTTACAAAGTCTATGGATTCTTGACTCGGTGAAGATTTTGGATCTTGGCAGAGATAAATGATTCCATAATAAAAAGTAAGTTTGATAATTTGACTAGTTGTTAATTCAGCTGGGTCTATGCCTTTAGCAAGTAGGCCATCACGAGCTTTGGCAAGATCTTCAATAGTCATTCGGGTTGAAACTACGCGGGCTTTACTCATAGTTGGTTCCTTTATTAATTGACTGATGTTATTTACCAAAAGAACACACATTCCAATGGCGTTCTAAATCTTGTTTATACTCTTCAGTGCTTATCCAATTCTTAGCTTCTTCTTCCGTATCAAATACTCGATTAAGATTGTTTATATATGATTCATTTTCATATTCAATACCAATATCAGACAAGTACCAGGCATAAGTAAAATTTGTTCTGAAATTATGTACTGTATCTTTAGGTATCATTATCTCTTCAAATTGTATTGCTGATATTGAACCCACACATACTGCATAATATGTTTTACATATAACAATATTGTTTACGTGTATTCTTTTCATATTATACCTCCTGATGAGTGAAGTTTTCCTCATCAGCCAATGATATCAAGTTGATTTCTCTCTTTCTGGGATTTAAGATAAAAACTTGGGTTTCTTGCATAATGTCTGGATTTACTTCATCTGTTTGGCTAAGGGTCATTTTTGCCAGGTAATCAGTATAGATGATCTTGACTAGTTGGCTAAGACTAGTAAGTTGGAAGTTCGGCTCCAGGCTGCGGACAATTTGCAGGCCACGAGCAAGTTGATAGGTTGTGAAGCGGAATGTAATGATTGGGCTTGACATTGTAATGGTTCCTATTAATTGGAAAATATTTAATCTTTAACTTTTCTAAACATCGCAGGCGGTATCATGCCAGGAAATGCAGTTATTTCAGCAAATCTAATATTATTCAAGAAAAGACGAAATAACTTCTCTTGAATAGTGGCATTACGCATTACAAATGGATGAGTAAGGTCCTCAAATATTTTAATGGATTTAACTGGAATGTATGTATCACATATTTCAGCCAATTTCATTGTAATATATTTGTCATCATCATTAAGGCGAATATAGAAACGACGACGAATAGATTTAAGTCTTTTATAAGGATCTTTACTTTTGCATGCTCTAATAAATAGTTGGTCTATTTTAGTCATTTTAGTTATCCTATGGTTTGAGTTGCTTTAAAGGTTTGAATAATAGCCTGTTGTTGTTCTTTACTTAGGGTAGAAAGAATCTGCTGGCAAAGAAGCTCAATGTTGACTGGTTCACTAGTTTTTGGCACTCTTATCTTGGTTGATTCTTTCATTTTGATTGCATGTTTATTCATGTTGAGATTGTAATCGATAGCTTGATAAATGCTGGCTACTTCTTTCCATGCTTCATAGGCTTTATGGTATGCAGTCTGAGTAATTTCTTTTTCTTTGTTCAGCGGAATTAAAGTAGCTTTGGTAGATTCTAGCCTGGTTGCAAGTTCTTTCTGGTAACAGGTCTTGCAAAGCTGTTCGGACAAACCAATCTTACGAATGTTATGAATTTCTTTTTCAGTTAAGTTGAAGCCGATTGCTTCATTGAGGGTGTTGCAAATTGGACAGAGTTTTTTCATGTCTAAGCTCCTTAGAATGGACATCCGTCAAAATAAATTCCTGTTTGTTTAGATAAATGTTTTCTAATAGTTTTTATTTCTGTAATAAATTCAATAATTTTATCTAATGTATTTGAATAACCTAAACAACAAGCACCCTCAATTTTTTCTTCATCATCTAGTGGTTCAAACTCATATCCGCTATCTGTAACTAGTGAAAAGCTCCAGAAAGATAATAGTTCTTTTTCTAAGTCTATTTTCTTAACATATGCTGACATTGTATCGTTATCTTCGAACACGTAGGTAAACTCGTGCCCTTGGAAAGACATAATCTCTTCTGATGTCATTGTCATTATGATCTCCGCAAGATTTTGAAGATTTCATTACTGTGAGAGTCCTTAGTCAGGATTTGTTTCTGAAATCTTAATGTGTTGCCTGCCTTGAGCCAGTTAAGCAGTTCAAAGTATGTCACATTGGCAAGGTATTTCCAGCCCATATGGGTTCCAAATCTGTTGTAGAAACGAATCGTTTTGCCTTTCATAATTATAACATTCTCCCCTTAGTGTAAATTGTTGTAATGGTTGTTCAAGGATGAACAGCGAAACTAAACATTTGGTCATATCTAAGGTTATTAAATTGACTAACTCATAACCAGGGGGGGGGCAAAGCTCAATATTGCAAAGTCTTTGCCCTGGTGATTAGGCAGGCAATTTAGTTATGCACTGGCAGTCCTGCATCAAGCCTTTTTCTTCGTGGTACATGTTGGGCTGGCTTTCCGATTGAGATTCTGTGACACCTGTAGCAAAGAAGGTCTTTGCTATTTTCTTACTAAAGAGGTTCATTTTAATTGGTTTTCCACATTTACAGAAATAATCAGACTGAATTTGGTAGCTTTGCTTATTCATGCTTTGTTCTCCTTGATTGGCTGGTGGTTAAAAGCGGGCAACTCCGTTGCTTGGATTGGTTAGACAATTTTAGCCTTATCTGATTTTAGTAATGAACAGAAAGCAGAAAAATAAAACCTTTCAATTACTCCTTCATACTCTATAGGAGTAAATTCAATTTTATAGACATGATACCAATGTCCTGGATGAATAGTATTTTCTTTCTCTATTAATGGATTATATAAATCATTTTTATTATTAATCATTCTACAAAGAGTAGCAGTTTTATTACTAGAACACATAGCAATTCCAAAAAAAAGGGGTTTTATGAATACTGGCTTGTGGTGTTGCTGGTAAAATAACTCTTACATTATCAATGCCAATATATCTAAAATAAGCTAAAATATCTTCTTCACGTTTATACTCAATAGATAATAATTCTTCTAAAGACATTTTATAAGGAATTTCTTTTTCATAATAAGAGTCATATCGAGTTTCCATAATAATCTCCATAAGTTAGATTATGCGAAAGAAGTTTGCAATCTTGCCATCGTTTCTAAATATGTAACCTGTCGCTGTTTTGTGCTTGATCTCAATCCAAATGACTTCACTAGGTGTAATGGCTCCAATCTGGAGCATTTCTGCAATTTGGAACAAGTAACTAAGGTCTCAGGTGGCAATGATCTGGCTAGGTTCCCAAATTGATTGATTAAGCGGCTGGGTTTCAGGCATCCAAATTGTGCATTGCTCTTGCAGGTGGAACAGCTCACTTGGGGCAAGGGCATAATAGAATGTTGTGTTCATATTTTAGATTCCTTAACAACTTCGTCATCTTTCTTACAGACTGTACTGATAGTAATGGTTTCTTTAGCACCATTTTGAATCTTTTGGCATTCTTTGCAGCAATTAATTAGGTTGAGATTGTTATCTTTGATTCTGGTATCTAGGCAAATTCGTAAAGTTAGTTGGTGACAGAAATTACATGGAAATGGCTTCTTAGTTGTATAATTAATAAGAACCGTTCCTTTGCTGATTGTGGCTCTAGCATTGGAGGTTACAAGATAATAGTTTGCTTCGGAAGGTTTCATGATAACTCCCGGATTAATTTGTAAAGATATTCTTTAAAACTGTATCGTTATTGATAATCTGTTGAGCCTGTTCTGCTGTAAAACCTATTGAAAATAAAAATAGTACTACTGTTTCGCGCGCTTGGTCTGTTGGAAGAGCGCTTGCAATTGCTTTGATTTCCTCTATGGCTGTAGTATGGCTGTAGTATGTGTTATTGTACCGTATACACGTGGGTTTGTCAACAAAAAACACGTAGGTGGTTTACGGCGAAGCCGTTGTGCTACGTTGTGGTAGTTGGTTGGTGGCGTGTATATAGTATGGTGGCCGGGCGAAATAGGGGGCTAGAAGGGCGTAGGATGGCCGTGACAGGCCGTAACGGGACGGTGGGTATGGTGGCATGGACGGTCGGGAACGTGGCGTGGCGGCCGTTGTGGTGGCTAAGCGGGGGGCATAACGTAAAAACTGTGTAATTCCACCACGTTATGCCCGTTCATTTGTTGTGTTTACTCCTCGCTGTCAATCCAATCTTTCGGTGGGCTGAAGTCAGTTATAGTTGATATTTCTGACTCGGTGATGTTTGGATCATGGAATTCTGACGGTTTGGGAAGTGGTTTTCTTGTTTGCAAAGATAGCTCTATTTGTGTATCAAGCTCTTTATCTTTTAATTCTTGTGCTTCTTTTAATGCATGTTCACGTCTGAGCTGTTCAAAGAGTCTGGTATCTTCAATATCTCTTTGTATTTGTTGGGCTGATTTCTGTGCCTGGGCTTTTATCTGTAATGATTGTTGTGCCTGGAATGGTTGTTGAGCTTTTGCTTGTGCCATAATGTTTTGTATGGTTGTGTATGGGTCTATTTGGTCTACCTGCAGTGTATTGATTAACTTGATTGCGTTTATGTCTGCTTGAGCGCATTCTAATGATGTATGGATGGAGTGCTTTGATATCCAGTCAATGATTATTAATTTTGCTGCCTGGGATAGCGATGCTATTGGTTGGTTGGGTTCTAAGGTTACAAGGATTCTTAATGCTTTGGCTAGTTGGTAATGATTTAGGCGAAATGACATGTGTGGGCTTGACATAATGGTTGCTCCGTTGGTTGAGGTTTGTTGTTACCGGGCGTTTTGTGTCCGGTTGGTACGGTTTGGTGACGGTTTGGTGACGGTTTAACACGGGTTGGTGCCATTTGTCAAGGGTTTGGTGCCTGGTGGTGCCGTTTTTGGTGATTGGTGGTAATGTTTTGGTGACGGTTGGTGACAGGATGCTTGTGTAAGTGGTTGATATTGTTGGGGAATTTTAGGGCTGTGTACGGTTGGTGCCAAAAGAGTCCGTGCGTACACCTCCCCCCGACCATTCTATTTAAGTATTTAAAAAAAAAATTAAATACTAAAACAGACCCCCTCTCCCACTCACGACACAGGGGGTGGTGTACGGTTGGACACTATTGACCACGTTTGGACACACAGGTTTGTAACTCTTTGAAATGATTACCTTTTTCTAGAGCTTCTGTGCCCATATGGTGCCAAGCAATGCCAATGTGGTGCCAGGTAGTGCCAATTATGTGTGCCCATCCGGTGCCTTTTGGTTACTTGTGGTGCCAATATGGTTACACTTGGTGCCTGTTTTCTGTGTCCATGTGGTTACGTGTGGTTACGTGTGGCACCATGTGGTTACGTGTGGTCGCGTTATTCTTGTTCACCATCGAACGACCATCGAACGACCATACAACCACCATCTAATCACTAGTCATTCAATACAGTCTGTTAGGCAATTTTACAGTCTGTTAGGCATTAGCAATAAGAAAAGCCCGAAAAGGTTACAGGAACCTAATCGGGCTAGACTGATAACAGGTTGTTAGGCTTTTTTATTATCGTGACAGCTCAATGCAGATGCCAGTTTGAATAGCCTTGTTGTAACGTTCAGGCATTAGGCCAAGGTATTTCAACACTCTGCTAACATTATGACAGTCCTGGCATAATATGCAGCGAACAACTTTCATTTCCTCACGATCTGAAGTTAGCTTAATTGCCTTTGCAAAACTAATTCCGTAGGTTACGTCCTTTGCAAGTTTATCTATTTTCATACATTCCCCCAGGTGGAAGTCAACATTATTAAATTGCACATACCATGCTTCGATAACCCATTCAGGCAAGTATGGCGCGGATTTTCGATTAAAGAAACTTATGAATCGTTTTGAATATTTCATGCTTGCACCTCATGGCTCGGGCACAATCTTATGGACTATGCCCGAGTTAGATGGTTGTTAATTGTTTGGTTGTTAATTGTTTGCTTGCATCCCTGCAATGATTGACGCAAGTTGTTCCGGGCTAAGTTTGGCCATAGCTTCAATGGCTTTTTGCTCGTCACTCTTGGCACTTGCCGGACGTTCAGCAGCTTCCCATTTCATCTTGTCCACGTTCTCTTGTCCAAGCGCAGCTGACCATTCAGCACCTTTCTTTGTGGCTTTGAAGGTTGCTCGTGCATCAATCAACTTTGCCTGTACTCCTTTCTGCAAACATGCATGCAGACATCCGCTTTCCTTTGCCCATGCAACCAACTTTTCTTCATCGCTGAATTGTTCAGAGGTCGGAAAGATTGACCGGGGCAATGTATGGCTTACCATGATACCAACTGCCGGGACTGAAGTCTCTGTTTTCAACGTATCCAGTGTTACAAATATTGACTTTGCCATGATAAAACTCCTTTATGATGGGTTTAACTCCTTATGACTGAGACCTTTTCTCAGCCTGTTAATTACTGTATATCAACTGTGGAAAGGATTGTCAAGAGTTATTTTCCACCTTGTTTCATTTTCTAATTAATTGTCCTTTCCCAATTACAATAGCCCATCATGTCCAGGTTGTCAAGAGTTATTTTGCCCCCCAGTCTGCTTGGTACAACTTGTCTGGTCATTTGCAATATAGCCTAGTGTAACTTGCTTGAAGGCTGTCAAGGTTGCCAGGCCCATCATATTAAAATATTCTATCTGTTGAAATGTTCCACAGTTTGCCAGGATTTATCTGCTTGCCTGGTGCATCTCTTGTGTGGTTGCGACGTATGTCGCGGGAACAATTATTATTGTGTGTAACCTGCCTGTATGTGGATGCCTCGATCCTACTGTAGTGGATTAGGGTTTCTATATAGAGTTGCGGAAACAAGCAACTTCTCATTGCCGTCAATTGGTACATATACATACCGTGTTCACTTATGAACAGCCAGGCCAGCCATCAACTAATCGGGAACAATCATAACTAGCCAACCAGTCATCTTAGTATAATTAGCCGAACTGTAGCCAGAATTAACTTGGCAGTCCTTACATATTATAGGAGGCTCAATATGATTGCCGTCATTATGGAAAAAGCAGGAAAATTAAGGCCTTATGCATTTTAATATTGACCTTTTCACTATAATATGTCAACGTAAAATAAGACAATTCCAAAAGGTTCACAACATCCATTTAACCTATTAATCCAGTAGAGCTATTTATCACTTGTCATGCTTAAAGAACTGAAAAGCCAGCACCGCAACATTATCCAGATGGCCTTTAACGGGTACAAAAATCAGGAGATCGCTGAGCGTCTTGGTATGGCACAATCCTCTGTATCGACAATTCTGCGTTCACCGTTAGGGCAAGCCTACTTGAATGGCCTTCAAGACAGGGCTCACGAAGCAACTTTGGACGTTCGCAAAAAGCTAGTCAGCCTCAACAAAGAAGCACTTGCAACCTTTGAGCACCTTCTCAATTCTGGTTCACGCAAAGCTGTACCAGCCTCCGTACAATTTAATGCAGCCAAAGATGTTCTCGATCGCAATGGATATAAGGCTCCCGATCGGTTGAACATTGACATGACGCTGCAAACCAAAACTGACGAAGAACTCGATGCTGAAATAGCAGCCATAGAAGAAGCTATCAATCGCACAGGGGGTAAAAATCTTCCAGAGATTAAAAAGTCCTTACGACAAAACCTATCCTTTACGACCATTCCTCTTACCTCAGATCATGCTGTTGTCACGACGCCTGCTAACGAGGATGATTTATCTCTGGAAGATTTATTCTGTACTGAAGAACAAGAAGGACTCTTTATTCCTGATGAAGATTTTGAAGAACCCATTCTGATGGAAGACACTTCAATTTTAGAAGATTTATCATTTGACCCCTTTCACAATATTAAAAGGTCATAATGATGGATCTTTCCCACCTTGATAGAGACCGCAAAGAGCAATACCTCAAACTATTGCAAGCCAAAAACATCCGGATCAAGCAAAACAAGATTGCACAATATTATCCAGATGACGGCGAGCTGAGTCGAAATAACTATCCTAAGCACATGGCATTTTTTGCAGCCGGAGCAGACTTTTCTGAGCGTTGCATCATGGCCGCAAATCGCATAGGCAAAAGCGAAGGTATTGGTGCATACGAAACAACTCTTCATGCAACCGGCAGATATCCTGCTTGGTGGGCTGGCAAGAGATTTACCAAACCAGTTTCTATTTGGGCATGTGGTACGACCAGTACAACTGCCAGAGATATCGTTCAGTATAAGCTGATCGGCAATCCTGAAGAGTACGGTACTGGCCTTATCCCCGAAAAATATATAATCAAAACTAGTCCGAAAGCCGGCGGAGTAGCTAATGCCATCGACATGATCTTGGTCAAGCATATTTCTGGTGGCATATCTCGTATTAAGATCAAGTCTTATGCTGAAGGGCGCAAGTCTTTTGAAGGAACTGAGCAAGACCTGATCTGGCTGGACGAAGAATGTCCATTGCCAATCTATACTGAATGTATAACTCGGACCATGACGACAAATGGTTTGATTATGCTTACATTCACTCCTCTTGAAGGCTTAACTGACACTGTTCTTCAGTTTATGCCGAATGGAAAGATTGAGGATAATCAAGAAGGTAGCAAATTCCTAATCCAGGCGACATGGGATGATGCTCCACACCTCACCAAAGAACAGAAAGATAAACTCTGGGCAGCCCTTCCACCTCACCAACGAGACGCTAGGTCGAAGGGTGTTCCACAACTTGGGGCTGGTGCAATTTATCCAATCCTCGAATCTAATATCACTGTCGCTGATTTTGCTATTCCCGATCATTGGCTTCGCTGTTATGCGTTGGATGTTGGCTGGAAGAAGACTGCCACTGTTTGGGCAGCCACAGATCCGACTAGTAACATAACTTATCTGTATTCTGAATATTACCAGGGACAACAGTTGCCACTGATCCATGCAGATGCCATTAAGGCTCGTGGAACATGGATTCCTGGTGTGGTTGATTCAGCTGCACATGGCCGCAGTCAAGATGACGGAAAGCAACTTTTTGAACAATACCTAGGTTTAGGTCTTGACCTTGAGAATGCCAACAAATCTGTTGAAGCTGGCCTGTATGCTGTGTGGCAAATGCTGAGTACTAACAGACTAAAAGTATTTGGTTCGCTGGTTAATTGGTTTAGTGAGTTTCGTATTTATCGACGGGATGAGAACGGTCAGATTGTTAAAGACAAGGACCA